CGCGGCTCGTCGGCCAACACTTTAAGTTTTGACACAATATATAAATAAAGGTCTTTAACAAAATAAATTTGTGCTGGTTCATAATACCTCCCAAACATGGAAAATCCAGGTAAATCTACCTTCTCTGGCACTAAGAAATTTCGCAGCTCATACTGTTCAAAAAAGACGTCCCTTTCAATAGAAGTACATACAATACGAGGAACAGTAGAGAAAACATAATATCTTCCATCAAAAAACAGAAGATCCTTGCTCAATTTCTTCTCCCCTCCATCATTACATGGAGGGGGCATCGTTGAAACATCAACTACTAATGTTTCTCTCTTTACACACACTGGGGGAACAATGTGCAATTCTTGTGTCGCGTCTTTATCAAAGATGTCCCCGACCTTCTCACCCAGGAGGATGGGTGAGGTTTCAGTCTCAATTCCAATTGTATTTACAACCTCCTTTGGAAGAGACTCACTGTGTAATAAAGACTTGTTCTTCTTAGCTCGCCGATTTTGACGTCTGCGAACGTAATCTATAACAGGTCTCTCAGTGTTGTTACCACTGGCTTTCTTTTTCTCGACTAGTTTGGAGGAACTGTCGGCGGTTCCCTCGACTGGGGCCTGTATCAGAACTGGCGCTCCTAGAGTGTTCGGAAGGTTGTTCTGCATATTTGAGGGGGGGGGAAAAAAGGGGGGTTTGGATTTATACTCTCCCGAGTCAAAATTGAACAAAAATTTATAATAAATATTGTTATAAGATTCATCTTACCAGAGAGAAAGTGAAGTAGAGAAAAACAGCCTCCAACGTACGCATCATGTGACTTGGCAGGGCACGACTCCTGCAAAATAATCAGTACCATATAGACAGGTTACGTTACCAACTGGGCACTACTCCTCCGTAGTGACGAGCGATATAACTAGTTCTAACCTCAACCAACAAACAAATTAGAGACTCGGAACACTGACATCCACTTGTCTTTGGACCTTGTGGGTTTTAGGTTCTTACAAGGGGCTCTTCAGCTTCAATGCAGCTCTCAATCTCATATTTATGAGTTAGTCTAAGTACGTATTACCACTAGTCAGAGGTTGGATAATATACAAATTTACAAACAACGTTTTGACTGATTATAGGGTATGTTTCCGGCAAACATCTTTTCGAAAAAGACTGTTTCTTCTAAAAACTTCAATTAGCAAGATGAAAATGGTTTGTGACTGTCCAAGACACCACTCCTGAACAGTATAGCAAACACTCTAACAACTAGGTGCCAAGCTAGCTGAGGTCGTTTTAAACGTCCGACCGACGAGGCTGCGGGTGCACACAGCCTAACTAAGATTAAGGATTAGTGGAGTCAACTTGTATTTCCAGCTGACCTGATGTGCATGAACTACGCATTGTAACATGAAAATGCAGCCCATATAACGCTACAAAAGCTATAACAACATTACACATCATGTTGATGTAATCTAAGATCTCAACAACACCTAATATAATTCAATCATGTCACCGTTCGCGGCAACTTCAATAATCTTCTTTCCCAGTGAGGAACCCACAACGGCTCCTGCTGTACCTGACAATGAGTTTATTCCTGCTTGAAGTCCTTGGTTAAAACTACTAGCCACTTCGTTGGCCATAGTTTTCACTCTGTTCATATAAGAGCTGTTAGCTGCCTCTTGGATCACTGAAAATCCAGTGGCATCAGCGTGACTTTTGGTCAATGCATGCTGAGCAAGACTGCCAACAAACTCCATGTGTGAAACTACCTGAAACTCCCACTGGTTACCAGCGGAAGAGGACTCAAAGAACACTGTCATAGGACATCCACCACATGTTTGTGAAACTGTCTGAGTTGCATAATATCCACCAAACTGAGTGGAAGATAGGGGATACGCACTTAGAATCGCTTCTAAGTATCCACCATCATAAGACAACAGATTGGGGTATTCTATTTCAGACGGCTGATTTGAAAAGATAACCATCTCCTGCCATTTGCGGGAACAAGGCAAGTGTACG